TCAAGCAGCTCTTTCCGGCGCGCGCAGCCACCAACGGCAGCCCGGCACGACGCATCCTTGCGCCCAACAAAAAAGCCTCACGAGGAGGCTTTCTTGCATCAAGAAAGATCTGGTAGCGGGGGCGCGATTCGGTCTTTATCTTACAGAGCCGTACCGCGTGCCTCTCTCCCGCTCAGAGTCCGAAGATATTACAGATTAGGCGCCCCCACCGCAATAGCCGTGGGCGGCCGAATCACCCCCACCACCGCGTGGCTGTTCCCGCAGGCTTGCGGCGATGAGACAGCGCCGCGCTACTCTGTGGCCATGGCCGGTCGCGATCTCAGTAGAATGAACTCCCTGTTCGGGCCTGGCGGCTGTTGTGACGCCTGCGGCCATCCGAATTGGGACATGGGCTGTGAAGGGATACTGTGCTATCGATGCAAGCGCGGCGTCTTCATGCACCGGCGCTTTTGGCGGTACAGCTTTGACGGCGAAACATTCCTCGGGGCGACGCCAACGGACGACGTCACTGTCGATGACGTGCATGCAGAGTGGCGCGCGCTCGCGGCGAAGACGGTGTTACGACGGTACCCCGTGGCCACGCCGCTGCTCGAGGCGCTTCATCAGGTGGGCGATACTGAGTGGGACGCCTACGCCGACTCAGGCGCGTCGGGCGTCGACGCCAAATAGCCCCTCAAGCGTGGCCGCATTGCGCTGGCCCTGGTCTTCGTAGTTGTTGTTGAAGATGCCCTGCACCGTGCCGACGTGATCGGCCAGGCGGCGCATCTTGGGCACGAACTCCTGCAACTCGTCGTCGGAATAGTCGTAGTTGAAGCGATCGCTCGCCGATGTCTGACCCTTGACGTTCCACGTCTCGGCGTTCCGACCGTGCAGACGCACGATGGCCAGGTTCGGGGAGGTGGCCTCCCAGATCTGCGGCAGGCTGTTGCTGAAGCCCTGCGGCATGTCCAGCACCACATGCGCGAAGTTGTGCTGCCGCTCGAATGCCAGCGTCGCCTCGCAGTGCTCTTGGTCGAACCATTTGGCCTGCCTAAACTCGGTGGCGAGCTGGTACCCCTGCATCCGGCCAGCGCATTCCTCGATGTGCGCGTGCCACTCGCGCGAGGGCACTACCCACGGCGGGAACTGAAAGTGCACCGCACCGAGCTTGCCCGCGGCCGCCAGCGGGTCGATCGCACGCCGGAAGCGGTCCCACAGCGCGTCAAGCATCTCGTTGGGCACGTCGCGGTAGTAGATGTTTTTAGCGGTCGCGAAATGCCATGTCAGCTCGTGCTGAATATCCGCCGGCAGCGCGTTGGCGGGGGTCTGGTGACCGGTGAACAGGCGAAACGCCTTCATGTTGAACGTGAAGTCCGGGGGCGTCCGTTCCACCCACAGCTGCGCGTTACGCTCGCTGGGCATCGCGTAGTAGCTGCTGTCGACCTCGACCATGGGGAAGACGCTGGCGTAATACCTCAACCGGGCCTCGGCCGTGTTCCAGCCGCGCGGATAGAACCGTTTCGACGCGATCAGCGACTTGTCGGTCCAGCTCGCGGTGCCGACCTCGATACGACCGGACATGGCCTACTCGTCCGGCGGCAGGTCTTCCTGCCCGGGACGCCACAGGCCGTGCCGCTCGAGGATGCCGTCGATGCGCTCGAAAACCCAGGCTTCGTCTGCGACGCTGGCGTTGTCGGTGATCACGTCCGCGAGCCCGGCGAAGGCCGGGTTGAAATCCGCGGCATCGGGGTATTCGACCATCATGGCCGGTATGGCGGCGTCGAGATCCACCAGCAGCTTTTCTAGTTCAGCGCGCGACAGGGCCATGGTCATGTCCGGTCTCAAGAACTCGGAGCATAGCTCTGACCGGCGTCAACGTGGCATCAAAAGCGCCAGGGCATCGTTCCACCTGCTTACGTGCTACTGAATCACACCTTTGCTGCGCAGCTTGCGCATGCACGCATGCTCGCCAAGCCGCGTGGTCACCTCACGCTGATAGACGGCCATGGCTTGCACGGCCCACGTATCCATCGCTGCCAGCATCTGTGCCGGTGGCGTGGTGATCGGTGGCAGCGGCGGGATCAGCGCAGGGGGCTGGGTCTGGTCACAGCTGACCACGGGCGGCGGCGTTGGCGCGGGCGCGGGCCGCGTCGAGTGCTGTTTGCACGCCGGGAGGGCGCACGCACACAGCAGCAGGGCCAGCAGGCGCGGCCAGGTAGATGGTGCGGATTTTGTCGGCGGCGTCATTGGAGGCTACCTCGATGCGCGGGAGCGCGATGTCGAGCGTGTTGTGCATGGCGACGCCGGCGGCAGCCGAGGCGGTGGCATGCTGGTCGGCGTCGAGGCGCGCTTGCGCGGCGGCGATGGCGTCCTCGGCGATGACGGCGTTGCGGCCTGCCTGGTACTGGCGCTGGCCGTAGGCGTGGATTTTGCCGATCGCCACGATGGCGAAGTACAGCACAGCGAGTACGACGAGGATGGGCTTCCAGTGGGTTCGCAGGAACCGTAGCCACAGCAGGACCTCGCTCATAGAACCCGCCGGCGTTCGATGCGCGCAGCGCCCTGCCCTTTGAACACATAGCGCCACCAGGGGCATGGCGCGCTGCTGGCGAGGTACCCGGCCAGGCAGCAGCGCAAGGCCACTTCGTAGAGCGATGAGGCATGCAGTGCGGGTATCACCAGCAGCACGGCGGACGATGCGGTAATGCCGATCAGGAGTACCAGCCTCACCACGTGCCGCAGCCAACCCCGAGCACTGCCATCGGGGGCGATGATGGTGGCATCCTGCAGCATCGCCAGACCTGTCATGGCCGCCACCAGGGCGGCCAACCAACCAAGAATCGCGATCATGGCGAACCTCCGCCCGAGCTGGTTGTTGCCCCCCGATCGTTAACTTCCTTCTGCAGGCGCCGCTGCAGCGCCGGCACCAGTGCCTGCGCGAACAGGCCGACGGTGCCGGCAATGGCCGGGCCGGCGTCGCGCACCCAGTCCATCTTCGGGATATGGCCCAGAACCACAGTGCTCACCGCGGCGAAGAACGTCAACGCCAACGTGAGCATGAACATCGCCAGGCGCGACATGTTCTTGGGCGGCTGCAGAATCAGGCCAGCCGCCACGCCGGCGAACGCCATGAACACCACCGGCGCCGGCAACCCCACGAACTCGAAGGGACTGGACCACGTGGCCGCGGCGGCAATGGATGAATAAGCGCTTGCGACGATCGCCGCCGGTCGAGTCTCGGGGATCATGTCGCGGCCTCATATGTTGCGAATACACCCGGCTGCATGCCCCGCTTGAGCATGTCGGCAACCCGTGCAGTGGCCTCGGCCTTCGTGATCTTGCCGTCGCGGTTGGCGTCCAGCCCGGAATTCTGTCGGTAGGCCACGCCGCCGGAGAACAGCACGGCATCTTCCGGCTGGCCGATGTACTTGGGCAGCAGGATGGCCATGTACATGTCGGACAGACTGGCGATGCGCCGCGCGTATGGGCGGAAATGGCTACGCACGTAGCCGAGCTGGGCTTCCGCCGAAAGCCGTGCGAGATCCTCGACGGTGGTGCCCAGGCCGCGCGCCGTCGCCGGCATGAACTGAATGAGCCCCACGGCGCTGCTGCCGACCCCATTGCGCACCGATGGGCTGAACGTTGTGCCGGTTTCGAACGCCATGCACGCCATCAGCCAGCTCGCGTGCTGCGGTCCCCAGCCGAACTCCTTGCAGATGCCGAACACCACCTGCGCGAAGGCAGTGCTGACGCGTGCGCCCCAGGCCAGTTGGACGGGCTTCGCAGGCAGACGCTGGTCGATGGCATTCGTCGTCATGGGCGAATGTTCGACCGCGCGCGGGAAACCACTAAGGCAAACCGTTTCCGGGGCAGCGCGGGCGGTGGCAAGGTCGGCAACATGGCGCCATGGTTGCCGCCGGGGTGCGGGTGTGTTTAGGGGAAGTTGCCCGCAGTGTGGTCCACGCCTGTCGTGGAGAGAGGCCGGGCTGTATCAGCAGCCCGGCGCTCCGTTACTTCATCACCAGTCGGTGAAACCGCTGGGCAGTCCATAGGGCGTGCCAGGTAGATCGGCGACGCGGAAATAACCGGTAGCTTGTTGGGGGCTGCGATACCCCGAAGCAGCTGGGTAAAGCGTAGTGCCGGGGGGGAATGAGAACCGAGCGCCGGTGCCCGCTACTGGGTCTCCGATCCAGGTAGTACCAAGTCCGACCCAGATTAGTCCGGCGGCGAAGTCGACGGCGAGACGGCGTTGAGTGTTCACGGTTTGCGGAAGGGCATCCGAACCCACTTGCAGATTATTGTTGTAGCACCGACCGTTGATCGAGTGGACACCGAAGCTGTCGGCGGTGCTTCCGCAGAACCCGGCGAGGGATGTGCTAGCGGTAACAAAGCCCACCATCAGTCCGTCGTTGTTGGACGTGACCACATCGTTGTTGACCTGGAACACCCGCTTGCCATTACTGCGGCCCTGCGTTGCGCGCACTGTGGTCCATGACGAGCCTCCGCCCGTGCCACGCGTGACGGTTAGATTGCCGTTAGAGAGCGACAAATTTGCGCCAACGGCCGCTGGGTCCCAGACCACCAAGGCACCACCACCTGACAAAATCAATTGTTGATGCTTCAGCAGCGCGCTCATGCGTAGCCCTTGCCCATGTCGACGTCGTAGCTCGCTCCGGCGTTGTCGGTAGTAAAGATGACGCGATCCCGCGCGCTCAACGTCGTCGACACGACGAAGCTGCCGCCACCAGCTTTCTTCCAGATCGCCGGGAAGGTGACGGTCTTGGCCGCCGAGGCGTGCTGAGTGATCGACAAACTGAACGTGCCGGCCGCCGGGACATTGGTCAGCACGATGCTGGTGATATTTTCGGTCAACGTGGTTTTGAAGTAGTCCCCAAGCGATAGGTCGAGCGTCAGCACACCGCTCGCCGAGGCAACGGTATTGCTGATGTTCCGGTTAACGCCAAGTGAAGGCGTTGGCTGTTGCAAGGTCAGCTCGATCGTGTCGGTGTCGGCAAAGGCGCCGGCACTGGCCTGCAGGGATACGCCAATCTTGGCGTATCCGCTCACCGCGGTCACCGATGTGATCTGCCACTTCTGCCAGTTGGCGCGATGGGCTCCGTCGGCACTGCCCTGGACATAAACGAAACCGCCCACAGCAAGCGTTGCCCACGCGGCCGAGATGTCGGCGGCGTCAGCAGCGGTGTTGCTGACGTACAGCACGGTCGCGGATGCTGGCACTGCGTTGTTCCAGCGCAGCTTGCCGGCGCCGGGATCCGCGTCGGTGGTGGCGGCCAAGTCGGCGGCGTAGGAACGGCGTAGCTGCAACACATTGCCGCGAGGCAAGCCACCGAGCGCCAGCAGCGGCATGCCCGCATTGGCGTTGCCTTGGAGGCCGGGAATCAGTTCAAGGCCTGACAGCGCCGCCGGCGCGGCCATTTCGGAAATCTGTGGCATCGCATTACCCCATGATGATGATCTGGTTGTCTTCGGTGGTGATCGGGTCGCCGTTTTCCGCCAGCAACGGCTGGCCGATGGCGAACTCGCGCACGTGCATCTGGTAGCTGGTCAGCCCATCGCGCGACGATTCAACCTCCACGCGCATGATCCCCGCGCCGCTCGGCGTATAGCTCGAGGCCGGCATAGCTAACCCAGTATCGGTGAACAACAGCGTGCCGTTGAGCAGATAGCGCACGGTGTATGTGGTGCCCGCCTCCGGGCCGATGGCGGCCATCTCGCTGTCCACCAGTTGGTCGGCTTGCTGCACGCGGTCGCGATGCACGCCGGCGATCGTGATGGCGCCGACGATGGAGGACGGATCCGCCTGGCCGTTGATGCGCAGCTGCCCCGGCGGGTACGGCCGCGCAGCTCGCTCATCGAATGTCACTTCCTGCGCTGTGGCATCAGCGAGATCCATCGACTCACTTCCCGTTCGGGTGAGCAACTTCGCGGCAACGACGTCGCCGCCGACGTATTCGCGGCGATCGCTCCCGATCCAGTCGCCACAGAAGTAGATGCGTGAATCGACATCATGTTGCGCTGGAACGGTATCCGCGCAGCCGCGGCCAAGCGTAAGAGTGCCGGCCGTGCTGTCGATGGCGTCGACGCGAACGATCTCATCATCCCACCAGGCCCAGCTTCCTACCTCGACGCGATCGAGCAACTCACCGGCGGCGATGGTGAATGCCGTGTCGAGGTAGCTTACGGCTTCGTTGATCGTGGCCGTGGGGCACCACTCACCGCTGCCGCGTTCGGTATAGTCTTCGCCAGCGGCCGCGGTGTCGATCGCGTAGTTGACGCCGGCCGCTGGTCGAGTGGCCACCGTCAGGAGATACCCGGCATCGGCAGGCAGTGCTGACAGATCGGCATAACTTAATGAACTGGCCAGCTCGACATAGGGCGCCTCGAAAGCAAGCTGATGCGGCGATGCCGTTGGCGTAGTTGCGGGAGGCACCCATAGCCCATCCTGCGGCGTCACGTAGACCGTTGACGGCATGCTGTACACGTTCTGAACAGCGACGATCTTCATATCACCCTTCGTTGCCGTGCCGTGCGCCACACTGCCGATCACGACCACCATGTCGGCAATGCCTTCGGACGGCATCTGCAGGCGCGCATTCATGCCGGGCCGCAGACCGCGTTGCGTCGCGCGTGTCGATAGATCGAACTTGTTGAGCGGCACAGCGGTGGACTTCAAGTCGCGGGCCGCCACACGAAGCGCCAGGCTCTCTACCGGAATCTCAGGATATTTTTTTGTCTCGGCCGGGATCACCCTGCCCGCGCTGCGAATGTTGCCCATCGAATAGATCGGTGCCGTAGTTCGCGTTTCCTTGGCTTGTGGATCCTGCCACTCCACACTGAGTTTATTTCCAGTTTCGGTGATGACGCTTGGATCTTGCGAGAAGGAGATGATGTCGTCATCACTGATGATCGGCAGACTGTCGAGGTCATAGTCACCCCGAATCAGGTCCAAGTAATACAGGCCGTCTACGCGGCTCTGGCTGAGGCTGGCGCCGATGACATTGCAGATGCGTTGCTGGAACTGTTTTGGCGTTTCCTGACTGCTGTCGTAATCAGTGCACAAGCCAAAGCCCTCGTCATATAGCTTGTCCGCCGCATCGCGAAAGCTTGCGTCGCTGATCGCCCCGACTGGTTCGCCCTGCAGGTCAGCATGAGTCAGGCTGTCGTAGAGGATATGAGCCGGGTTCATGCCAATGAGATCGGCGTCCCCGGTTTCGTCCATCACAATGGGATCAGACGGCCATGTGTTCCGACCAAAAATGACCTTGAGCGTGCCATCTGAATTGATCGCGATCATGTAACCGGAGTGCTGGTTGTCCAATTGCCACAGATTGGCAATTTCGCCTGGTAGCGAATCCGGACTGACCCACATGTCCATCGTCCAATGCGGTCCAAGATTGAGCCCGCTCGCGTATGGCAACGACACAAAACCACCGCCGCTGAAATGACCAGACGCACCACCGCTAACCGACTTGGCAGTAGACATCGACGCCGCTCCTGCGGTTGTCCATGCATTGCCTTTCAGATCCGTGAAGGTCGTAGAACCATCAGCACCATTCATCGGAAGCATTACCAACACGTCCGACCAATAGGGATCAGTTTGTGGACTAGGCTCATCGCGCAAAGGCGAAAAATTATCTGAATGCCTGACCCGCTTGGTCACTCGGAAGTTATCGATGAACCCACGATATGGTGAGCCATCGTTGGTGGAATAACGATACCTGCCCACCGTGGCATGACCGCCGATACCACCATTTGGCGTGTAATCAAGCGTTGTTTGACCGCGGAGGATTCCAGATACAAAGAAGCGCACTATGTTGCCGTCGCAGGAAAGCTCCACGTGCCTCCAGTCATTCGCAATCACTCCTGTGGGTAGCTTGATCCTCGCCTTCTCCGGATACCACGGCGTGTCGTCCTGCCAATCGGCAAGGATCCGTTCGAGCTTCGCGCTGACCGGTTTCGGGTTGGCGACGAACGCGCCGAACTTGCCGCCGCGAAAGACGGTGCAGAACTTGCCACGTCGGCCGGATTGCTGGGGGCCGAAGGTGCTGACGAGGTAGTCGTTGGGTGCCTGGGTGGCTTCGCCGAACATAACGTCCATGCTGCCGACGATGCCGCCGGTGCCGCCGCCGGTGTTGTCTTCGCCGCCCCATAGGTTGGGCTTGTTGATCGAGATAGTGCCGCTGGACGTGAGCCGGCCTTGCCATGCGGTCTTGTCGCCCGCGCGGAATTCGAGGAACGCATCGACGGGACCCTTGCACCAGCCGAAGCACATGGCCCAGTTGTACCAATAGCCGACGGTTTGCTTACTGCTGCCGCCCATGCGAGGCCTCCATGTCGTGCGCGTGCCGCACCAACGCGAGCGCGAAAGCGTCGCCGATCGCCAGCAACGCGGCTTCGTCGATGCCGTGATGACGGAAGTGCGACCAGTCGATGCCGTGCCGCCTGGCCCAGGCGCGCGCGCCATGGCGGCAGAACCCGGGATTGACGCTGAAGCCGCGGACGCCGGCGAGATGTTCGAGGGTGATGATCATTTGCGGATCGGGGTCTGGCCGGTGTTGAGCATGGCGAGCTGGATCGGGTCGTTGATCCAGACGGTGCCGTAGATGCGGATGACCCGTTTACCGTCTTTCACGTCGGGCACGGTGCCCTTGGTCGGACCGGTGTTCTGGTTGCGCACGTTCGGCATCATGGCCACGGCCAGGATGAGGGCGACGACGACGATGGCGAGTGCGACCCACATGGTCAGCGGCTCCGACGCGCGGCGGCGATGCGCTGCGCAAGGTGGCGGCGCACGCTGGGGATCAGCAGCGGCCAAGGGAACAGCACGGCGAACAGGGCAAGGGCTTTCAGCATGGCGTGCTCATCAGATCGGGTTGCCGTCGTAGTAGTCGCGGCCGGGGATCCACAATTCCCCGCCGTAGTTGTCGTTGTTTTCGTAGTAGGTGCAGTCATCCCAGCTCTGGTTGCAGCCGGGGAACGCGTCGAACACCAGGCCCTGCAGCAACTCGGGGCCGCCGTAATCGACCATGATCGTGCTACCGCTGTGGCTGTCGATGCTGCGGCGATCGAGCAAGCCGTCCGCTCGAGGCCACTCGATGTAGCCGCCGGCAAGGCGGCCGCTGGGCAGCGTGGCGAACTCGGCCGCGCTCAGCATCAGCGATGCGGCGCCGGTGAGCGTGCCGGTGATCTTGTGCAACTCAGGATCGACGTTGCACAGGCCTAGGCCCTGTGAATACAGCAGCAGGTCGCAGCCACGCTGGAACGTACGGCCACCGCCGGCGCGCTGCGCCATCGTGCTGCTGGGCTCGCTGGTGAGCGCGAGGGTGGTGTCGCCGAACTTGGGGCTGATGATGCGGCCGACCCAGTCGGCGAGAAAATCGGTCTCGCCGAAGTGCTGGGTGTAGATGGTGACGTTGATCGGATCAGCCGGCGGATATGGTCGCCAGTTGTCGCACACGGTCAGTGACTTCGGCAGCGTGAGCGTGATGCTGATTTTGTTCTGCTCGCCGCCGTCGGTGATCTGGGTATGCGTGATCGGCGCCGGCGCATAGGCGTTGCCGCCGTAGAAGATGATGCGGTCGGCGTCGGTGTATCGCCAGGTCTTGGTGGACCGCGTGAACGTGTACAGCTTCAGCGGCTGGCCCTGGTCGAGGCTGGCGTCGCGCGCTTCAGACGTCATGGCGAATCCCTGCCCAGGTGGTTTGCGCCTGCGCGAGGCCGTCCGCGTCGGTGACGTGGTCGATGCTGATGCTGTCGGCGGCCTGCTCGCTCAGCGTCATGAAGCTGATGCAGCGCACGTCGGCCGGCGCCACCGCCACGCCGAGCGCGCTGTCGAGGGTAAGAGTTTCGGTGTTGCCGGCCTCGATGCTGGCGGTGATGCGGCGATACAACACGGCACCGCTATACAGCTCGATGCGGATGTCGCGGCGGTTGCTTTGCTGGCGCCCGAACACGGTATAGCCAGCCCACTCCACGCTGACGCTGATGGCGTCGCTGGCGACGCTGGCGGCCAGCAACAGGTCGCTGGCGAAGCTGGGCATCCACAAGGTGCCCATGCGACCACGTAGCCAATACAGCAGGCTCAGGAAGGCCGCGTATTCCGCACGGTAGACCAGTTGCCAGTTATGGGACTGGGTGCGAAACGGCTGCGCGGGCAGATCGATGTAGACGATGGCGCCGGTGGTGCCGTCCACGGTCTGGATGGCGCGGTCGTACTTGGTGTTGGGGCCGCTGCTTTCCTCGCCGCGCCACTCGAGCACGGGATAGCCGCGGTAGGTGGTGGCCGGCGCCACGGCGGGCCAGTCGCAGGGTTCATCCACCTGCATCACCACCTTGATCTGGCTGGCATCATCCGTCCACAGCGATTCCTGCGCGGCATCCGGCACGCGCGCCAGGCGTAGGGGATACAGCCGCGTCCCGGCCGGCCAGATGGCCAGCGTGGCCGCCGACAACGCGAGGTGGTCGCTTTCGACGGTGGCGACCTGCACCACCTCCCAGTGGTTGGGCGCGCTCCACAGCAGCGCCTGGCCGGCGTCGGCGAAGTCGTAGCCCGTGGTGGCGCAGGGGATGCTGGTCGAACCCAGCGACAGCGATGCCGACAGGTATTGCAGATCGGGCCAGATCGGTAGCAACCATTGCCGGGCACCCTGGTCGAAGCGCAACGCGTCCACGAGGCGGCGATTGGCGTCGGTGGCCACGACGTTGAACTCCACGGTACGGCGCGGCGAAAGGCGAAGCTGGCGTTTCTGGCGGGCACCGTTGCGCGGGTTGATGTAGTCGGTGAGCCAGGCGCGCGTGTCGCGCACAGCCGTACCCCAGTCCGGTGGCACCGGCCAGGGCACCGCTTCGCCGATCGCATAGGCCATCAGCCAATGCCCTGCTTGACGGCCGAACCGTTCGCGATGACGTGCGCCACCACCAACTTTTCACCGGCGGGCGTGGAGAGGATCTTCTGTGCGAGATCGTTGGCGTCGAAGGATGTCAGCACGCGCACGTTGTTATGCACTTGCGGCGCGGCGCTGGCGTTCTGGCCGATGGCATCGAAGTCGGGCATGACAGTGCGATGCGCACCGGCCATGGAATCCACGAAACCGCCGTCGGCAAAACCCGGGTATTGAAGGCTGTTGACGGACTGCATGAAGTCGAGGCCGTATTTCTTCACCGCGGCTTCGCTCTGCATGAACTCGCCGTTGCTCCCCCACATCAGCACGCTATCGCTGGTCCCTGTGCCTGGGCCGCGAATGGGACCGCCCGTGGCGTAGCTGTCCGGCTGCGCACGGATCTGCGCGACGTTGGCGAGACCGGTGGCGATGGCGACGGCGGCGGCGGCGGCGCCCAAGGCCGGGCCAACATATGGGATGGACGCCATGGCCGAGAATGCCGCCGTAGCGCTTTGGTAGGTGTTGATGATGGCCTGGGCGATCGCGGCCGCCTTGCCGATGCGAGCGATCTTGTTGTTGCTGCTGTGCTGCAGGCTGGCTAGGTTGCCGAAAAAGTCCGACGCCGCGGCCAGGCCGATCTGCTGGCGGCCCTGGTCGATGGCTTTGGACTGCTCGGCGTATTGCCGGTCGGTTTCGGCACGGGCGGCGTTGTAGGCCGCCTGCCGTGCCAGATCATCCCCGCGAAACTTGTCGTTGTCGGTCAGCAGCTTTTCGTTGGACGCCTGCTGCGCGGCATAGGCGGCATCGAGATCGTCCTGCGCCTTGAAGTTCTTCGCCATCTCGCCGTAAGGGCCAGTGACCGCCGCATCCGCACCCTGGTACTTGGGCAAAGCCACCACGCTCTGCGTGCCCACGCGCTGAAGCGCGTCGTTGTACTGCGCGGAGTTGATGACGCCTTTCGCCAGGTCGTCGTTGAGTTCCTTGATTTGCGATAGCGCCTTGTCGAGCTGCACTTCGGCTGGTGTGCGCAGGCTATCGCGCAGGCGCTCCCACGCTTCGCGATCGGCGGCGGCCAGCTTGTCGAGCGCGGCATCGCGGATGGTGGCGGCCAGCCCGATCACCGCCTGGCGTTCGCCATCGATGGCCTCGGCATTGGCGTTGGGCGCTTTCTTGGCCAGCTCGGCAGCGGCGTTGGCCTTATCCACCTCGGCGTTGTAGGCGTTCCACGCCGCGGCAGCGGGGCCAAGGGTGCCCTGCAGGTCGGTCATCTGCTTCTGCAAGGCTGTTGCGGCGGCGATGTATTTGGCCGTCTGCGAGGCCGCCTTGTCGGCACTGGCCTTATCGGCAGCTGCTTGCTGGGACGCGCTGACGGTGACCGTAGGTAACGTATCGATGATGGCCGGGGTCGCTACCCCAGTCGCTTTCCTTGGCGTCGATGCCACTGCATTCCGGGCAAGAATCAATTTATCGACCACTGCAAGCTGCTGCTTGAGTTCAGCAATATCGCCCTTGTTCCAGCCTAAACGACCGCCGATCGGATTGTCCTGAAGCGTAGTTATTTTGTTGTCCAGTCGCATGCGCTCTTGCAATAGCCCAAGGTAGGACTTGTTTTCGTCGGCGCGGAACACATCCGCCACGGCGGTGCCAAAACCGGCAAAGGCGCCAGCAGCTTTCGCCGCAAAGCTGGCTACCGCCGTCAGTCCGCTCACCAGGGCGCTAAAGCCTTCCTGCACAGAAGGGTCTCGCATGGTGGCCGTCAACTCTTTTACGGAAGTAGTCGCATCCGTGAGGTTGCCGCCGTCGCCTTCCAGAAGATCGCCGAAAGCTTCCTTGAGCTGGGAGAGTGACCCACCAAGTGTGTTGGCTGCCGCCGCTGCCGTGCCGCCGAATCTCCCTTCCAGCTCCTTCAGGATGATGCTTTGCGCGGCGGCCTTCTGGCCCGTATCCACCAACGACTGGATGACGGCCTTTTGCGTGTCATTGAACGTGATACCCACCTTGCTCAAGGCCGCAAGGCCCTGAATGGGATCATTCAACGCCTTGCCCACTTGCGTGGCTGCCGTCTGCAAATCCTTGCCCATCGCCACGCTCATATCGAGCACGGCCTGTGTGGCTTGTTTGAACACCGGACCCTTGATCTCGCCGAACGACAACAGCAGCGTTTCCATGCTCAGCACGGCTTCATCACCGAAGGTGGTGAGGTTTTGCATCTCCTTCGACAAGGCGATCAACTGCTCGCGCGTGAGCCCCGCGGAACTACCGGTGGCCTTGAGGCGCGCATCCAGCTGCGCCACGGCATTCTCGGATTCCTGCACGGCGCCGAAGACGGCTTTGATACCCGCGCCAATGGCCAGGCCGGCAATGAGCGACTTGAGGCCATCGAACTTTTTGGACATGCCGTCGACGGCCTTGCCGGCCTTGTCGCCCATGTCCTTGGCTTGATTGCCGGCGTCGTCGAGCTTCTTGCGCACGCTGTCCAGGCCGCTAATGGCTTGCAGCATGTCGGCGCGCACGCGCAGTAACAGTTCATAGTCTTGGACGGACATGGCTCAATCCTTCAGTTCCCGCAACAGTTGCTTTGCCGCGTCGCCGCCGTGCGTGCCGGCGCTGGTATCCACGATGTGAACCCGACGGTCACGACGCATGAGGCGCAAGGCGGCATCCAGGTGCAGATTCAGTTGACGACGCGTGTACTGCCCGAGCCGCTCGGGGTTGTGTCCGGCGTCGATGAGGATGGCGAAGACATCGGACCAGCGAGCTGATGAAGGTGATTGGCCTGCAGGCGCTCGCGTACCCGCGTCGCGAAAAAAGGGACGTTCACGGTCCACCACAACAGGCGCAGGTTGCTGCCGTCCCTGTCCGAAAGCGCGGTCACCCACTCCACCGGCTGGTCGCACGCGGTGGCGATGAGCAGCAACAGGTCGTCGGCGTGATCGGCGAACAGCGCATCGAGCGCCGCCGCCTGCATCAACTCACCCTGCTCGGCAAGATGGGCAAGATGCTGCACGATGGGCGCGATCAGCGCTTGCAGGCGCAGGCCTTCGGCCCAGCGGAACTCGCGCATAACCACCGCCTTGCCGGCGATGGTCACGTGCCGATCGGGAAACAGGATGGCGAGGTCGTCCTCGCCGTCCTGCGATGCTGCTGGTTGCTTGGCCATGGTTTAGGCGGCGGCCGCGATCTGCGTGATGTGGCCGTACTGGCCCAGCGCGCCGGTGGCCGGCTTGCTGGTATCGCGCAGCACTTCGCCGGTGATCTGCATGCCGGCCACGTCGCTGCCGCTGGTGATCAGCGCCAGCTCGGCCAGCACGTCCGGCGCGACCTTGTAGTAGTCGGCCATGACCGGCGCGTTGCCTTCGGCCAGGTTGACGCCTTCATAGCGCAGCGCGTATTCCTTCTGGCCGGTGGTGAACATGCCGGCAGCCTTGCGGGCGCTGTAGCTGTAGTCGACCAGCAGTGGCCACGCAAAGGTGCCGACGTTCAGCAGTCGGCAACGACCGAACGCCGCATCTTCGATGCTGTAATCGGTATCGAGCACGAGCACGATCGGCGTGCCCGTGCTGTCCTTGATGATGACATTGGAGACGCCGGGGTTCTGCAGATAGAACACATCGCCGACGGCCAGCGGCCCGGCGATTTCTTCGGCGGTGACAGTGCCGGCCGCGGTCGCCAGAGACGTGCCCTGCAGCACGATGGCGAGGTTGTCGGTGTCGAACTGGTGCCACGTCATGTCCAGCGTGCAGCTTTTGCCGATGCCGAAGCTGCGCACGGTGCCCTTCTGCCCGCTGTTGCTCTCGACGTGCTTGGCCTTTTCGGTGGTGAGCTTGGCGGACAGGGCGCTGACGTCGCCCACGTAGACGAAGCGGCCGAGCGCGCCCGTGATGGCGTCGCGCAACGCCAGGGATACACGGCCCTGGCCGTACAGGTAGGTTTCAACGTTGTCCATGGTCGTCTCCGGTGGTGTCGGTGTCCGCGGTGCGCGGCGAGGTGGGTTTGTGCTTGCGGGCCGGCGCGGCGGCAGGCTCACCCACCGCCGGTGTCGCGCTCTTGAGGGTCAGGTGTTCCGCCAGTTCGGCGACGCCGAGCGCGGCGAGCCATTCGGCGGTGGCGGCGTCCACATGCAGTCGGGCGCCGACGGTGTACGGGGTGCCGGCGTGAGTGTGGTCGCGCAGCAATTTCATGAAGGGCATGTCAGCGCACTCCCAGCAGGCGTTGCTGCTCGGACTGCAGCACGCGGATGGCGAACTCGGCGAGGCGCTCGGGGCGGCGGCCGTGCTTGAGCATCTGGCCGACGCTGGGACCGTAGACGGCTTGGATCGGCAGGCGCTTGTCGCCGCTGCGCTCGAACACCAGCCGGTTGTTGCTTTTGCCGGTGGCGATGAAGGCGCCATCGCGGCCGCCGCGATCGCCGCCGCGATGGATGGCGTAACGCGCCCCGCCCTTCATGCGGCGCGACCAGGTGGCGCCGAACTGGATGGCGTTGATGCCGCGCGAGCGACCGATCAGCGCGATGCCGTCGGACTGGTTGCGCACGGTGAGACCGTCGGCGATGCGGCCGGCCTTGAGGTTGTATTCCGCCGCGATGTCGCGCTTCGCCTCGGTAGCCAGGCGGCGGCGCACGGTGCCAAGCGCGCGCTTCTGCGCCTGCAGGATGCGGCCGGGGATGGCGCTGAGCTGCTGCGCGGCTTCGAGGGCACCGGTCAGTTCGACGGCGAAGGAGGTGTAGCGGGCCATCAGCGGAAGTACCTCGCCACCACGTTGGCGACCATGACCATGTCGACGGCGCCTTCGGGGCGGTCGAGAATCGCGATGTCGGTGACGGCCATGGGCTTCACCTGATTCAGCTCGAGGCGCATGGCTTGCGCTTTCGCGTAGGCCTTCATGCACTCTTCGACATCCTCGATGACGTTGTGGATCTGCTGCTGGGCGTCGTCCTGGTCGGTGCCGATGGCGGCCTCGACGTAGATGGTGAATTCGCGCACCGGCTTGCCCGGGCGTTCGTTGTCGATGCCGCTGCCCAGGATGGGGCCGCTGTAGATCATCAGCCCAAGCGCGACGGCGCTGGGCCGCTGGTTTTCGGTGACCCAGACTTGCTTGCCGATGTCCGTGAGGTAGCCGTTGGCCACCGTGATGGTGGACAACTGCGTCTGCAGCGCCAGGATGATGGCCCAGCTGCGCGAGGGGTTAGCCATACATCACCACCGTGACGACGATGCCGTCGTCGGTGAGGATTTCATCGACCTTGCTGGTTCGCCCGCGCACGGTGATCACGTCACCGCGGGCCGGCTGCCAGTCGTCGCGCATCATGGACAGCACGCGCTTGTTGCCGATGACGCGGCCGTACTGGCCCACGTCCTGCACGGCGTCGTCCACGAAAAACATCAGCGTGACCGGGCCGGCCGCGCCGCGCACCACCGTGCCCTGCTCGCCGAGGGTGGCGAGCAGTTCACGGGAAGCGGCGGCGAAGTCGGCCCAGGCATCCATGGCTTACGCGGTGATCGCGTCGGTCATGGCGGCGAACGATTCGGCATGGCGCACGCCAATGTCCGAATCCTGGAAGGCCCGCACGATCACGCTGCCGCTGTCGCCGGAGCTGTACGGATCCACCTGCAGCTCCAGACCGCCCCAGATGCCGAAGATCAGATCGGCGAAATTGCCGAAGATGATCGAGCTGAGCGCGGTGCCGGTGCCCTTGGTGCCATTGCCCGGCACCGCGTTGGTGACGCCAGCCTGATAGCCGTTGAGCGGCGTATTGCCATCGGCCCAGATCGGCGCGCCGTTGCTGGTGGCGAAACGCTCGGTGGTCTTGAGCTTGCCGCGCACCGCCGCGTTGGTGAGGTAACCGAGCGCGCCCACGTCCGCGTTGGCGGTGGCCACGGCGGTTTCCAGGGCGACGATGTTCGCCCAGGTCGGCGCCGCGCCGTTCGTGCCGCCGACCACCGAACCGATGCCGGCGGTGCCGAGGATGCCGGTGGGCTCGTTGGTGCCGCCGCCCTTGATGCCGGCCGCCTGCAGCGCCAGGCCAAGCACGGTGGCGAGGTCGTTGCGCACGAAGGCTTCAACGTCGATGGCGCTCTGCAGCAGCAGTTTGCGGCTGATCTGGGTGCGGCCCATGAGCGTCTTGGGGCTCATGGCGACCTGGTCGAACGCCTGACCCGACGGCGTGCCGGCGCCGCTCTCGGCGACCCAGTAGGCGGTGGCGCCGCCCGTCTGCCGCGGGATGGCAATGTTGCCCACCAGACCGGACAGGAACTGTACGCCCATGCCGTTGAGCACCATCTTGGCGCGCAACTGGTCGATGAAGTTGCCCGACAGCAGGTCGGTGGCGACGAGATTGCCGCCAGCCGTGGCAGTGCCCTTGACCAGGTTGTCCGCACGCTGCGCGTTGAGCACGTCGAATGGCACCAGAATGCCCTTGACGCTGCGGTTCTGTTTGTCGGCAGCCGCGCCGGATACCTCAAACTCGAACGCCGCCGACTCACGGGCGCGCTGGTCGGTCGGGTTGGCCATCGCGTGCAGGGCGCGCACGATGCTGTACCGGCGCACTTCCTTGGCGTTCATGCCGATGTCGGCAGTGGGCAGCGGCTTGCTGGTGACCACTTCCAGCGCCTTGGCGCGGAACTGATCCATGCTCCAACCGGCGCGCAGGGCCTCGGCGGCGATGTCGCGCACGCCGTCGTATTTGCTCAGCTGGTCGGCGGCGGCGGTGATGTCGGCGGTGCGCTTGCGCTCGGCGTCGATGGCGCTGGTGCGGGCGGCGTTTTCGATGGCGACGGTGTCGACCGGCGCCGGGGGGGTGTTCTCGTTCATGCGGATCTCCGGAATGCGGGGAATGATGGGTTCGGGGTCGGCGCTGCGCCCGACGCCGACCTTCGGGTCGGCGGGCACGCTTACCAGCGAGATTTCGTAGGGTTCCCAGTCGGTGACGCGGTAGGTACCGACACCGTCTTTTTCGGACTCGAGCTTGGCGTCGTAGATGCGGTAGCCGACGGAGACGTTCTGCCGGATGCCGTCCACCACGTCCTGGAAGATTTCGCTGGCACGCGCGCTTTTCCCAAAGCGCACCACGGCCCGGGCAACCTTGTCCGTGCCGATCTGTACCGACTCGATCACTCCCACCTGGTCGCGCATGTCGTGATCCATCAACACCGCGCCGCCGCTCTTCAGGCGGCCCTGGCGCATGCTGCTGGTTTTCACGTCGAGCACTTCCACGCCCCAGTAACGATCCACCGGGGTTTCGCTGGCAAAGGCCAGCGTGACGGTGCGCGCAGCCTCATCGATCACGGCACGCTCGGCGTCGAGGCGCAGGAAGCGCTCGCCGGTGCTGCCGGGTTTGAGTTCGTCGGGCTGGTGCATGTTCATGACCTCAGCATCGCGATGGTTTGGGAAATGGATAAGGCAAAGCGTTTCCGCGCCACTCAGTTCTTGGCGGCGGGTTTGGACGGTGTGGTTTCGTCGGCACTGGCGGCGGTGGCCAAGGCAGCGGTGGCCGCCGTGGTACCGGTGAGGGTGACGCCCTTGGCGGCGAGCAGCGCCTGGAAAGCCGCCAGGTCGTTGATCACTTCTTCGATGTCGCGGCCGGTCTGGCTGGCGATTTGCTGCGGGCTGGCCAGGCCGTTCTCGATCGCCACCACGGACGCGTTGATGTCCTTGAGCGGATCCACCCACTGCCAGCGCCGGCCCTGCCACAGGTGTTCGGCGAATTTGTCGCGCTTGGCCAACGGCAAGGCGCTGCCGTTGGGCAGCAGGATGGCGCCGCGCAACAGCGACATGTCGAGCCAATCTTCGTAGACCGGCACCAGGAAGGCGGTGATCAGCCAGTTCTGGATGGCCATCCATTCGTCGCGCTCTTCCAGCGTGCCGCTGCGGATGGACGAAAAGCTGACGCCTTCCAGATCGTTGCCGATGGTGTGGTAGCTGCCGCCCGGCAAGCCGCTCGATATGCCGCGCAAGGCAGCCTTGCAGAACATGTCGAACTGCGCGTGCGGGTAATCCGGGTTGAACGCCGTGAAGGTGTAACCATCGGGCAGCACGCCGAAGGTGCCGGGGCTGGCCTCGGTGATGAACTCGCCGGATGGGGTCTGGCCATCGGCCACACCGCTCGGGCTGCCGTCGGGGCTGGTGAAGAAACCCATCTTGGCGGCACCGATGCGCGCCGCGATCACCGCGGCTTCGCGGTAGCCGTTCAAGTCGTTGGTGCGACGCATGACCGCATGCATCCACGGCACGCCGCGTGTCTGTTCGTCTTCCAGCGGGATGTAACCGTGGAAGATGTCGCTGGCCGGCACGCGTTCGCGGCTGCGCGTGCCGTTGGCCGCTTCGTTCGGGTGGCGGTTCCACAAGTGGTAGGCGACCGGCTTGCGCCAGCTGTCGACCTCCACGCCCATGATGACCGCGTTGCGGCCGTTGGCCGGGGCGACGTTGTATGTCGTGTCGAGCCGGTCGGCATCCAGCAGCTGCAGCTGGTAGCCGAAGAACCCCGCGCCGTTGCCGCGGCGCTTGCGCACCAGGTATTCGCCATCGCGGGCGGTGGCAAGCATTACGCCACGGCAAATATCGGCAAAGCTGCGCTTGCCGGTGACGTCGCACTGGTCGGGCCGGGACCATTTCCACATGGCCTTTTCGATGGCCTTGTTGGCGAGCGTGTCGAGCGTGCCGCTGTCCGACGACCGCGCCTGAAACCGGAAGCCCTCGGGGCCGACGACGTTGGACTTGACGGTGCGCCCGAACTTGGCGGCGTATTCGTTGTTCTTGAACAGGTCGCGGCTGCGCGCGCGCATGCGATCCAGATCGCCGCGCAGCTCCGCGTCGATCGCGGTGTTCATGCTTTGCCACGATGCGGTGAGCCGGTTGACCAGGGCGGCGTCGAAACGGCGAGCAGCATGGGCGGGCGGTGGCGCGGGCGCTGCGCGCTCGGCGATCAGTTGATCGACGGCGGCGGCAAGTTTCTTGCCGCGCTCTGTGATCGCGCATTCTGCCGGCGATCGGCGGGAAAGCCCGAACATCACAACACCGCCAGGATGCGCGAACCGAAACCGCCGGTGGCGCGTTGTTCGGTGGCGACTTCTGCACGGTACCGGTCGCGCAGCTTGATCAGGTCAGGCAGCGGATACCAGCTGATCTTGCGGCCGTTGATTTCCATGGCCCCGGCGACGGGCGCCTTGCTTTCCAGCCAGGCGTTGAGGCTGTCCAATACCTTCTGCGCGTGGGTGCGTGTATCCAGTCCGCTGGTGGCGACGGCCAGGTTGGGCAGCACGCGCAGGGTAGTGGTGCCGAGCGTGTAGCGTTCGTCGTTCTTGCTGACGTACTCGGCGACACGATAGGTGCCCGCATCCCAGCTGGCGGTGACGGAAGCCGCCGCGGTGGCGATGAAGGCATCGCCATCAGCCGTTGCCGTGACGGTGAACGCCTTGGTGCTGCTGACCAACGTGTAGGCCAGCACCCAACCGGCGCTGGCCGGGTAGTCATCCAGCACGCGGCGCCAAGTGGCGGTGTCGCCGGCAGTGATCGCGGCGGGGATGCTGCAAGGAGGATTGTCGGCCATGCGCGAAAGGCTGGCCGTGTTTCGGGAAATGACTAAGGCAAAGCGTTTCCGGAGTCGCAGGCCAGGATTTGCCGTACCCGCTTGACGCTGATGCCGTGCCGCCGCGCGATCAGTTCGTCGTGGTCGCCGGCATGGTGTTCGCGGCATATCTGCCGGTCGCGCTCAGCGAGCTGGGCCCTGCCGTTCTCGCCGACCTTGGCGATGTAATGGCGCTCGCCGCCCCAATCGTCGCGCACTTCCTGCTCGACTTGCTGCAGCACTTTCGCGGGCAGCTTGGCGTGCTTTTCGGCAATGCGCTGGAAGATGTCGGCGACAAGATCGAGATGGGCCATGTGTATCACCAATTGGTGGCAAAACCGCCGGAGCGGCGTGACTGCGGCGTTCCACGTGGAGCGCTGGCGGCGGCGGGGTTCGGGTTAAGCGGGGCCTTTTCAGGCCCCTGTTGTTCGGTGGCCGATTGCAGCCGCGCCTCGCGCGCATCCCAGTCGGCCTTGGTGAGGCGGTGCAGGCGCAGTTCGGGGTGGTGGGCGGCGGCGTAGCTGTAGACCCAGGTGTCGAGGGGTTCGTTGCGCGGGGCGCCTTTGCGCTTTTCGAAGCGGTTTTTGGTGGGGTTGTAGGTTTCGCTGACCAGGCCGCCGAAGTAGTCGGCGGGCAGGTCTTCGCTGAGATGGACGGTGCGGGCATCCGCCTGTTTCTCGGCATCGGTGGAGAGGCGCGAGTACAGCCAGTGCTTGATGCCGACGGTGCCGACGTGGTGGATCATGACGCCGCGCTTGTCCGCTTGGCCGCGCCAGTTGACGTCCTGCAGCTTGCCCTTGCTGAGCACGGGCGCGTTGTTGGGCACGGCACCGAAGATGCACAGCGGGCGGCGGATGACGCGGCGGCGCACGTAGGCCTTGACGGCTTCGGTGCGGTGGCCACCGGCGTCGATGGCGGAAGCTTCCACGCGTAGCAGCGCGCCGGAGGCGTGTTCGATGGGCTTGTTGAGCAGGTCGGTCAGCGCGTCCCACACGGCATCGTCGGCCGGGTCGCCGGGCAGTTCCACGTAGTCCAGCGTCCAGAAGGCCATGCCCCTGCCCCAGCCGGTGAAGTGGACGGCGAGGCGGTTGTCTTGCGTGTCGACGCCGGCGGTGATGGCGAGCACGCCGGCCGGCGCGCTGCGCAGGCGGTACGGTTCGGCGCGATCGGCGATGACGTTGTGCTTGACCGCACGCATGGCCGGGTCTTCCCACGGTTCGGCCAGGCGATCGTTGACGAAGGTCTTGAGCTTGGCGGGGTCGCCCTGGGCATCGCGCCACTTGGCGACCAGATCGATCCAGCGCGGGCCGAGGCCGATGGGGTAGTACAGGCAGTTGATGGTGTAGCCGCGCATCTTGCGCTCGGGGTGCTGCGGCACCCAGCCGATGTCGGGCTCGCCGGCAAGGTTGCGGCGGTCGGCCTCGGCGATCATCTCGGTTTTGCGGTGTTCGTCGATGCACACGCCGCATTCGCGGCAGACGTACCAGCACTGGCTGCCGTCGGGCGCCCAGTGCAGGCCGCTCCATTCGAGCGGCTGCTTGTGGCCGCAGTCCGGGCAGGCGACGTGGTAGCGGCGCTGGTCGGATTTGTTCCACAGATATTCGATGCGGCTGGTGCCCTGCATCTGCGGCGTGCTGATGTACAGGCGCTTGCCGGTGGCGGGGAATGACGAGGTGCGGCCGTCCAGCATTTCGACGGGGTCGTCGCCGCCGATGAGGTTGCCGGCGAATTCGTCCAGCTCGTCGACGATGAGCTTCTTGACGGTGGTGGACTTGAGGCGGCTCGGGCTGCCGGCGTGCTCCAGGTACAGCTGTCCGCCGGTGAAATCCTTGAAGGTGCGGGTGTTGCTGCTGTCGCGGCTGGCCACGCTGGTGAGCGCGCGCTGCGCGGCGGGGGTTTCTTCCAGCATGGGGTTGAGCTTCTGCGCGACCCACTTGTTCATCGACACTTCGCCGGGCAGGCACACCATGATCGGGCCCGGGTCGTGGTCCATGGTGTAGCCGGTGAAGTTCACCGCGATCTCGGTCTTGCCGAACTGGATGGGGAACATCAGCGCCTCATCCTGCACGGTGCTGCGCGCGCTCAAGCAGTCCATCGGCTCGCGCAGCGGCGGGTTGCGATGCGTGCGCCAGCGGCCCGGCTCGGCGCTGCCCTTCGCCGACAGCACGCGCTCCGCATCCGCCCACTGCGACACGGTGAGCGGCTTGCGCGGCGCGAGCGCGCGGGCGATGGCGGCATTAATGCGCGGGGCGGCGGCGAGGGTCATGCGGTTGCTGCTTCCACTGGCCATACCCAGATGTATTTGTCCCGACCGGCGCGCCCAGAGCGGCCGTCCTTGCCGCTATGGGAATACCCAGCCCGGCGCCAACCGTCGAACCTGTAGATATTTCCACTGTGCAGATTTGCGTCCTGATAGCTGATGGCCGCCGCATAGCCAGATGCCGGGAACACGATCTCTCGCCACATGCGAAGCACAACTCGACAAGCCCACGACTCGCGCGCACATAGCCGGCTCAATTCGATCGTGTTGGCTCTGGTCAGATGCGACAGGCCACCGCCTACCCGCTCCCGAATCAGGCTGGATGTGCATGCGATGCCGATGGGCTCGCCGTGCACGATCAGCGCATGGCAGTGCAAGGCCGCACTATTGCCGCGCAACAGCGGGCCCATGCGGTGCCCCCATTCGATCAGCAAGCTGTTCGCCTGTTCCAAGCTGACCGTATCGAAGGTGGCAAGTGGGAACATCACGCCGTCACCTGCCTCGCGATATTCGCGAACTGCCGCGACGTTTCCTCGAGCGCGTGTTCGATCGCCTCCGCCAGCGTGGCGCGTGCCTGGGCTTCGTCGCTGATGGCGGCGAGCTGCGGGCCGAGCACGTCGGGCAGGCTTTCCAGCCGCGTGCGCAGGGTGGCGGCGGCGCTGGCCACGGCGCTGGCCACTTCGTGGGCGTCCATGAGCTTGCCCATGGCAACCTCGTAGGCGCGCTGGGCTTCCAGCGCCTGGTAGTGCTCGCGCCGGGCGCGGCTGCTCTGGTAGTCGGCGTTGCCGGTGGGCGCCTCGGCGGCGGTGTCGTCGTCCCCTGCCCCTGCGTCAGGCGCGGGCGTGGCTGGCGCGGCGGTGGGCTGGGTGTCGGCCTTGGCGGCGCGCTCTGCCGCATGGCGGGCGACGACGCCGGCTTTGCTGGGGTCGGCGGTGTCGCGGATGCGCTGCTGGCTGGCGGCGACCTGCACGCGATTGCCGTCGGCGGTGAGCACCAGGCGGTCGGCGTGGCGCAACGCGGTGATGGCCTGCGGTTTGATGCCGAGCAGCCGGGCGAAGCCGGCAAAGCTCAGGGTTTCGGGTTGTTCGGCGGCGCTATTCACAGGGATTCCTCCACTACTTTTCCTTTCGCGGCAGGCGAAAAAGAAGAAAAACGGGCGCGCGCGTGTGGGTGTGCGGCATGCGGCGGGTTGTGTGCGGCATGGTGTGCGCCATGCGAATGGCGCAACGGCGCGGCGTGTGCGGCATGTGCGCTATGTGCGGCATGTGCGGGGGCGCACGGGTGCATGCGCGGGTGTGCGCGCAGGTGCGCATGCCCGCACGTGTACGTGGGGGATGCCGCACATGCCGCACAGTGAGGCGCCACAACGGTTTGATGCCGCACGGGATGCCGCACACCATGCCGCACATGCCGCACAGGTGCAGTTATTCCGATGGCGCGATGGTCAGTCATAGGCCTCGCCCTTGAACACGCCGACGTTGCGGCGGAAGCCCTTGAGTTCCTCGGCGAGCCAGTCGCCTTCGGATTCGCCTGGCGGGCAATCCGCACCGCCGAGGAACAGCACGGCGTGTGGCCCTGCCCTGCCATCGGTTTTGGTGACGTCGGTGTAGCGTTTGCGCTGGTTGCGCACGCCGCATTTGCGCTCGAGCGCGTTGACGAATTTCGGCATGGGCGCCGCGCGTTCATTCGTGCGCGCGCACCAGACGCGGTAGAGGTCGAACACGTCGGTGGCAAGTGCAGGCCGACATCGCACACCGAGGATGTCGCCGGCGGCGAGCTGGCGGTAGAAGCGCACGGTGCTGTCGAGGCTGAGGTTGATCAGCTCGTCTTTCGCGTCGGTGTACGGCGGCAGGGTGCCCGGCCCGAACTCGCCCAGGTCGTGGTGCAGCAGGTGGTGGTGCAGCGCCGCCACGCCGCCGTTGGCCAGCTCGGCGAGCACGTCGCGGTAGAAGTCGGGCCCCAGCTTGGCGGGGGTCCAGATGACGGCGTGGCGGCGGTCGTCTTCGTCGATGACGACGGGCATCACTTCGTTCGACAGGAACACGATGTTGACGTGGTTGCGTTCGTCGTAGGCCGCCATGTTCTTGGGGTTGATGCGGATCCATTCGCCGGTGATGAACGCCTTGAGCTTGTTCTTGACGTGGTACAGGTCGGAGCGCGCGACGACTTCGTCGGCGATCAGGAATAGCCGCCGGGATGCCCAGTCGTTGAAGCGGTCCTCGATGGCGGTCTGGTCGATGACGCGGCCGTACTGGTCGTAGATGGCCATGAGCGCTTCGAAGAACAGGTTCTTGCCGGTGCCTTGCGGGCCGTGCAGCACCAGCGTGGTTTTCATCTTGGCGCCGTGGTGCTGGATGGGGTACGCGATCCAGTTGAGCACCCAGTTGTAGAGCGTGTTGGGTGCGCCGTCGTCGCTGCACATGTAGCGCAGCATGTCGAGCAGCTTGTCGCAGTTGCCCGCCTTCGCTTCGGTGGGCCAGCCGGCCCACAGGTTGCAGGTGATGGCGGGGTCGTCGCTGCCGGGGTCGAAGCCGACTTCGCGCACGCGCACGATGTTGCGGTCGGGGTGCTCGGCCCAGGCGCGGTGGATCTCGCGAGACATGCAGGCGTCGCGCATGTCGCTCAGCGCCAGCAGGCAATGCTCCTGTCGATCGAACACGGTGCCGCCCTGACCGTAGACCAGCGCGAAGCGCTCGAGCAGTTCGTCGATGGTTTCGATGGGGCGCAGTTCGCTCTTCCCCTCCCCCCCGTTGGCCGGTGACCGCGGCTTGCGAGCGCCGGGTTGCCAACCCAATTCCGTGAGGCGGGTCTCGACCTGCGTGCGCACGACGTGCAGGCCTTCGGCGGCGTGCAGGTCGTTGAAGTCGGTGAGCTTGATGCCGCGGTCAATGAAGGCGTTGTGCCTGGCATTCGCGTCGGCGAACACCGGCACGACCCACGCGCCGCCGACCTCGAGCGCGGCGGCGCTGGCGCTGGTGACACCGGTGTTGATGCGGCCATGTTCTTTGCCGCAGTCGGGGTTTTCGCAGGTGGGGCCGTTGCGCCAGGGCGTGAGGTCGACGCGCGTGCCGCAATGCAGGCACTTGGCGAAGACGTCGTCGTCGGCGCAGATCAATACCTTCGCCTGACGGTAGCGTTTGTGCAGATTGGCGACGACGGGGCCAATGTTGCCGGCGTCGAACGCAACGGCCACCGGCAAGCCGGTGGCTTCGTGCACGGTGGCGGCGGTGGCATAGCCTTCGGCGATCAGCACGATCCACGTGGGCGTGCCGATCAAATGGAAGTGGCCCTTCTTGACCAGCCCGGTGGGCCAGAAATCCTTGTCGCGGCCGCGCTCCTTCTTGGGGCGGATGACTTGCAGACCGTGGATCTTGCCGGACGTGTCCAGCATCGGCACCACGCACGCGCCGGACGGCGAGAACCGCAGGCCATGCGACTGCACGCCCTTGCGCACCAGGTAGTCGGATTCACCGGTGGGTGAGCACATCGCCCAGACTTTCGCGGCGCGCGTGGCCGCGCGCGCCGCTTCGGCAGCGCGCGCCTGGTCGATGCGCTGGCGATCCTCCGCCATGCGCTTTCGGATCGCCTCGCGCTGCTCGCCGGTGAACGCGGTCTTGGTCAGCGCCACCTTCTGCGCGCCGTTGTCCGACCCACGCCACACGCCGAAGCTGCCGACGATCAGCAGATCGCCGCCCTGCCCGGTCAACTCATGCAGCATGTACCAGCCACGCCGCTCGCGATCGCCCTCGACCCGACAGCGCACCATGCGCCCGATGTCCAGCGATTCGACCTGCAGGCCGGCGGCGCGCAACTGGTCCAGTACGTCACCATAGTTCGTGGCTGACATTCAGTAACTTCCCAGCCCGCTAACTACCCAGGAATTGCGGCCGTGCAACCCGCATGCGGTCAAGTCCAGGGAGGACCCATGCCCGGCGTTCGCCCCCTTCCCGTATGCCACGCCGTCCGCGTCTGCGATGAACCCGACCGAGGCCGTTCGCCGATCCTGATCACGGGGAGATGGGGCGAGGACGATCATGCAGCCGTCGCCCTCGCCCAGTTCAGGTCATGCAGCACGTCCACCAGCAGCGGGCCCGGACCGGGCTTGCCGAGCAGGTCATGGCGCGCGTAGGTCACCAACAAATGGTCGACGCATTCGGCCAGCAGCACGGCGTCGGCGCGCGAACCCACCAGCACGACGGCCACCGTGCCGCAGGGCCAGCGGTACACGCGCACGCCCTGCCGCCGCCAGGCACGTTCTACGATGGCGCCGGCCAGGCGTCGCACGTCGTGGCCAGGGCGGTACACCTGCACGGACATGCGCAGGCCGTCGGGCAGCGGCGACACCCACGCTGTCACGGCTTCACCCGCAACGGCAGCTGCGGCTGGCGCGGCGCGCAAGGGGCCTGCAATTCGGCCCGGGCCTGGGCCAGTTGTTCCGGCGTGCAGCCCTGTTCCAGCACTTGCCGAATGCGGGCGATGGTTTCGAGCGCCGTGCGCGACGGCGGGCGTTTGCGATGCGTGCATGTCAGATGGCCGTGCGAGCCCATGACTGGGCCCTCTGTTCGGCGGCGCGCTGACAGTCGAGGCACAGCTGCGCGCCCATGGCCTGTCGCACTGGCGCGATCGGCGCGCCGCAATCCTCGGCGATGCAGTGCGTACGCCCCTGCCCTGCGGTCTTGCGGGAAGCCAAGGCCTGTTCGATAGCTTCCATCTGTCGGCGTTGTGCCACATCAATCATGTCCATCGCCCACGCCCCCTTTCCGCAGCCGCAGCCGCAGTGGAATCACCTTGCCGGGCAGATCCAGCAGCGCGTACCGCGCCCGCAACTCATCCGCCACCATCTGTTCCACCGTCTGGCCAAGCACCACCGCTGCCGCTCGAATGCGGCGCAGCTCGGCCTCGGTCATCTCAATCGCGATTTCTGGCATAGCAGCCCCCTGTAAAGGCCCACAAAAGGGCCTTCAGGCCGCTTGCTGTTCGGCGCTACCTTGTGCTTCGCAGCGGGCCACGCTGGCCATCACCAAGTCGCGGATGAATGCGGCGCGCTGGCGACGGTTGTAGCGAGCCAGGGCATCCACCACCGCCAGCTCGGCATCGCTCAGCCGCACTTTCACTTCGTGGTCGCGGATATGGGTCGGGTCGTCATACATGACTGTTCAGCCTCGGGAGAAAACCATGGGGAACAACGTGGGGAACAACGAAAGCACGCGTGTAGCCATATCAACCGGCCTCACGCAAATCAGTGGAGAAGCGCACCCGGTGATAGCCTTGACCCTGCCAAGTAATCGCCGCCATCACCGGAGCACCTCATGGACAACACGCGCCAAATCCAGGCCGCCGGCCTCCCCTGGTTTGCCCGGGAGGACTACGAGGCGTTCCGCCGGTTGCTGCCCAACCGGGCTTGGCACCCAACGTTTGACCAGTGGCAAGCCGCCGCGCAGCAGACATTCGACAAGCTGCAGGCCGAGCGCGGCATCCGCGTCTTCAAGGCGCACGTCAAATCGGACGCCTTCGCCGAGTGGTGTCTGGCGCGCGGCCGTAACATCGATACCGACGCTCTGCTCCAATACGGCAACGACTTCGCCATGCGGAAGTTGCAGGAAATGCCCACGCACTGACACGCTCATGTCAGCCGGCCTCGCGCAGGTCGTTGGAGGGGGCGGCGTTCACCACCACGCGATCGTGCAGTTCCTTAAGCGCCATGGCCGCCGCGTATCGCGGTTCCTTGTACCGGCCAGCCGCCAGATCACCCACCGTGGAGGGTGCTAGATGGATAGCCGCCGCAATTTCCGCGTAGGTCATGCCGGCCCGGCTAAGGTCTTTCACACGGTTGGTCCAGATGCTCATGACGCCAGATTACGAGATATCGTAATCAACTGTCAACGACCTTTCGTAACGCAAAACCGTTGCAATAGCGCAATGGAGAGCATTGGTGCCCGCATTCTGAGAATTCGCAAGGCCCGCGGCATTTCGCGCAAGGACCTGGCGCAGCGCGCGGGCATGTCCTACAGCGGACTCGCCGACCTCGAATCCGGTAAAGCCAAGTCAACGACCAAACTACACCGCCTTGCTGAAGAACTCGGCGAAGATGTCATGTACCTTGAAACCGGCAAGCCGCGATCGATGGTCAGGGATGAAGAGTCACCGCCAACATATGGCCCCGGCGGCGGTATTGATCCAGCGGTTGTGATGGACGTGGCACGCGCATTGCTTGAGACGCATGAAGAACTGGGGCTCACCTACGACTTCACCGCCAACCCCCAGCTCTTCATCGCCGCGTACCAGCACGCCCAGACCTTCGGCAATTTCACCAGAGGGCGCGGACGCGCCTGGCTGGGCGCGCACATCAATGGCGCGGTGGCACCGAAGGACGGAAGGGATGACCGAACAAAGGGTAACGATGATCAAGGCGTACTTGCGGCGACAAATCGGCGCCGCGCCCGCAAAGCCTGAATTGATCGTAGTGGGCGGCAATGCCGTCAAAACGCCGCCAACCTTGGCGCTCGATCGCGTCCAAAAACTGACGCCGCGCGAATGGCTGCGCAGGTTCGGCAACTGACAGTGCGGCATGGAGCCGCAGCGAAGGGGGAAGCATGGCAATGACAACCTGCCGCGAGTGCGGCACCAGCGTTTCATCGGCGGCCGCCGTGTGTCCGCACTGCGGCATCAACTGCCCCAGCGCGGCGGCAAAGCAAAACCAAGTCACGGAAAAAACCATCCGCAGCATCTTGATCATCGTCATCCTGGGCGGCGGCGTGTATTCATGCACCACCATGTTCAACAGCACGGATAACACACCGCATCTCGCCGACCCATCCGTCACCGCACTGGCAACGTGCAGGCAGGCGGTGCGTCAGACGGCCAAGAATCCCTCATCAGCGGAAGTGCCCTACACGCGTGACATTGGCGACGGGCAGATGCACCGATTTGCGTGGCGCCGTGGCGAGGGCTTGACCATGATGAACGCGTTCGGGGCTAACCTCGACACGTTCGCATCGTGCACTACCTCCGCGGACGGCACGCAGGTCACCGGACTGGTCATCAACGGCATCAGCGTGCTCTAAAAAAGGGCATACAGGTGGCCCGCACGGCCTCAATCGGCGGTTGCGGGCCATCTTTTTGAAAAAACATTACGAAATATCGTTGACAACGCGTTACGATCTTTCGTAATCTCTCCCGGCGCCGTCATCCGACGGCAGGGAGAAGGCAATGAACAAGCTTGCTTTTGTATCCGAACCGTTCCAACTCAACGACGACACCTGCGTTGATGTGAAAGCCGACGCCGCAACGATCGTTCTTGGCCAGGTCGGGGAAGCGTGGGTGCATAACCTGCACCTCACGCCTTCCTTTTCTCGTCGCGTTGGCGCTGCGCTCATCGAAGCCGCCGACCGCAGCGAAATGGCGGCACGGGGCGAATCATGATCGAACGCGTCGTATCCCACCCCGCCGGCCGCTTCACGCGTTGCCGGCAGTGCGGCACCGAGCCGCGGCACATCCGCAGCAGCGGCCGCAGCAGCAAAGAGCCCGTGCAGTTCATCGCCGCCGGCCACCGCCACAGCCTGGAATGCCGCTGTGGCGCCCGCACCGCCAAGCACGACACCATCACCGCGGCCGAAGCCGAGTGGGGCATGGACTATGCCCAGCTCGCCCTGCCGCTGCGCGCCGTGCGGCGCAGGAAGGTGGCGTGATGGATCGGCATATCACCGTGCCCTCCGCCGCACGCGGCTGCACCATGCAGCTCATCCATTCCGCTGCAGGCGGGTCGCGCTACAGCGTGGCGCTATACCAGGCGCTCGCCACCCGCGGCCAGCCGCTGGTGCAGTTGGCCTATGCCACCGGCGATGCGATCGAGCTGACCGCACCGCGTGACGGCAGCCCGTTCCACGTGTTGTGGCTGAGCGAAGACAACTGCCGCCGCGCGTGCTTCGAAGTTACCGCCGACGCCGCGGAGAGCATCGCCGACTTCGCCGGCATCGCGCTGCCGCGGCAGCAGGCGGCGGCATGAACGCGCAGCAGATATCCCTGCCGTCGGTGCTGCGCGGTCGCGAGCTGCGCCTCGAGCGCGCCGGCGTGGGCTACAGCATCAGCATCGTCGCCATCACCGGGGGCGACACCATCGCCACGGTCGCCTGCCAGCAGCTTTCGCTCAGCGCCACCTATAGCGACGACCGCGTGCGCTACGCCCTCACCGCCACCGGCACACAGCCGGGCAGCAGCGTGGCCCACATCCACATCAGCTCGCACGAAACCGAACAGCTCGCCGACTGGCTCGGGTTGCCGGTGCCGTGCGCCGAGGGCAGCACACCATGACCGTCATCATCGCCCAAGCCAAGCACGAAACCGGCGGCTGGCGCGGCCTGATCATCGGCGCCAACGGCGCCGTGCTCACCCGCACCGTCAACCTCTACCCCGACAGCGACAAGGCCATCGCGGGCGCCCAGCGGTTGTGGGCGTTCCAGCAACAGCAGAAGGCGCCGATGACGCCAGGCGGTGCGGCATGAGCAGGGCGGTGATCACCACCATTCACCATGCGGCAAACGTGCTGGACGCCGCAGGTATGGGCACCGTGACTATTGCCGATCTGCGCGCATCGGCTGATGCCGTGACCGAACTGGCCGCGACTCAACGCGACACGCTGCGCATGCTCGAAGCGGCGCATCGACAACTCGGGATGTATAGCGCCGACAATCCCCGCGTCAAGCGAGCCATTGCCGCCATCGATCGCGTAGGCGGTGCCGCATGAGTGTCCACACCTTCCGCCAGCGCACCGCCTTGCAGCGCGCCCAGCAACGCTGGCCGCGCCACCGCTCCAACCATCTGCGCCTGGTGCAGATCATTCCGGCCAAGCCCACCTGGCTGGAACGCCTCGCCACCCGTCTGTGGCGCATCCACGACGGCCGCCTGCTGTGGATTTTCGCCGCCGCCATCGTCGGCGCCGCCGACCTGAGTTACCTCGCCCAACTGCTCGGCTGGTGGCAGCCATGACCAGCTGGATGCCTGATATCGACGGCAGCACGGCCTTGCTCGCCGAGCTGCGCGGCGATCCGCGTTTCACCGAACCCGACGTGCCATCACCGCGCTATGTCGCGCGCCTGCACGACACCACCGCCGCGTTGCTCCGCAACGCCGCCATCGAAACCACCGCACAGGATCCGTCATGACCTCTTTCGTCAAGATCGCCGCCAGCGGCAAGCCCGCCCGCGCCAATGCGAAAAACCACGCCGCCGTCATCGACCAGCGCCACGGCCTGATGTGGACGGCCAAGGACGTCGGCACCGTCACGTTCCGCAATGCGCCGGCCCTGGTCGCCGACCTCAACGCCAACGCGTTCGCCGGCTTCACCGATTGGCGCCTGCCGACACTGCAGGAACTCTTCACCATCGCCGACCACAGCCGCACTTCGCCGGCCATTGATACCGACGCCTTTCCCACGTGCAAGGGCGGCTGGTACTGGTCCAGCACCGTCCATGCGTCGCCCCCCTCGGTCTACGCGTGGCGCGTCCTCTTCAACGACGGCTACGCCTTCTACAGCCACCAGCACTACGACGGGCGGGTGCGGGCGGTGCGGTCGGTGTCGTCGGCGGCGTCCGGTCAGTAATCGGCCTTTTGGCAGTCATGTCACCCCTCCGCCCCATCGGCCACATCGCCGGCAACCTGCAGATCCTTGCCGTCAGCGCGTGCTACCGCCTGCGCCTGGCGGCCGATGGCCAGCGGTACCTGTGTTGGGTCGATGACGACGGTTGCGTGTACCTGGCGCTCACCCACCACCCGCGCGCCACCGCCGTGCGGCGCCACTTCCCCGAGCAGGTCGTGCGGCTCTACGGCAAGCCCAAGGCCGCACCGTTCCCGCTCACCACCGGCGACATCGTCAACGACCTGCAGGAAGCGCGCACCGCGCAGGCCAGCCGTCACATGCGCGAAGCACAGATGGAGGCCATGTCAGCATGAGCACACCCGCACCGTTCGCCAGCCGCCCCGGCAAGCCGCAGGTAACGCGCCTGCCCGACGGCCGCATCGGCGTCTTCATCGGCGCTGGCTACGAGTTCACCGACGACGCCGGACTCCGCAGCCTGCGCGACCAGATCGACGAACTGTTGCCCGTACCGACCGCCCGCGAGCACTACGAGCAAGCCGAGCGCGACTTCCTCGGCGTGCTCAACCGCGAACTGGAAAGCATCGACGCGGGCGGCTGCGCCCCGCCCGTCATCGCCACCCGCAAGGCCGGCGCATGAGCAAGCCACCCAACGCCACCACCCTTGAGTCGCGCCGTCAATCTGCGGCCCTGCAGCGCGCTACCGGCGAATGGTTCTGCCAAAGCGGCGCCCACTACACCAAGGCCGAACAGGTCCGCTGGCGTGGTCGCCGCATCTGCGTGCCGTGCCGCGACCGCCTGGCCGCACTCACCCAAAAGCAGCGTGCCCGATGACCGCCCATACACCCGAACAGATCCAGCGCCGGCTGGCATTGCTGGCCAAGACCGCCGCCCATGCCATGGGCGTGATCACCGCATTCCTCGAACAAGCCAACGGCGGCTACTACAACGGCGACGGCCACGACCTGCGCAAACCGGTCCCGACGATCACCGGCACCGGCAGCCAGTCGCGGCTGGCTACCGCACACCTCGCCAAACTCCGCGGCACCAGCAGCGCCGCCGACGTGGCGGACCCGCTGCATACCATCAGTGCCGGCGGCGAGCATCACGCGGTAGTCGAATGCACGCTGTCGCCGGAACACGAAGCCGGCGCGCTGCGCGTGGCCGCGTTCCTGGTGAACTACTACGGCAACGGCCAGGCGCTGGACCTGCGCGAGCCGCTGGACACCATCACCACCCGCGACCGCCTAGCGCTGGTCACCGTGCTCGTGCATGGCACGCCCTACGTCATCGTGGACATCGGCCTGCGCATGCTGCGCCGCGAGGAACTGTTCCGCGCCCAAGGCTTCCCAGCCGACTACATCATCGACACCACCGCCGACGGCCGCAAACTGTCCATCAGCGCCAGCGTCCGCATGGTCGGCAACAGCGTCAGCCCACCGCCACTCTGCGCATTGGCCCGCGCCAACCTCGACCCGGTGCAACTGCCGGAACGGATCGCAGCATGAAAGAGCGCCCCATCCTTTTCTCCGCACCCATGGTTCGCGCAGGCCTCGAAGGCCACAAGACTGTGACGCGGCGGGTGGTGAAGCCGCAGCCCTACATCGCGAATGTCGCCGACGACGGCATGCGCTACTGGAACGTCAGTGGCGCGGTTGGCGGACACATACGGCTTGAGCCTGATTTTCTCGCGAGCTGCCCCTACGGCCAGCCAGGCGACCGGCTATGGGTCAAGGAAACCTTTTACGCAATCGGCGAAGTACCCGGGCCGCCTGGCAGCGGGCAATGCTGGGTGCACTATCGCGCCGACAGCTCCAATAACCTCGGTGATCATGACCACCAATGGCGCGGCCCTTGGACCAGCCCGTTGTTCATGCGGCGCCGCCACAGCCGCATCACGCTTGAAGTGATCAACGTGCGGGTGGAGCGGCTCCAGAGCATCACCAGCGCCGATATTCTGGCCGAAGGGGTACGCATCCCGGTCGATGCCGCGACCGGCAACATCCTGCTCGACATCAGCACGAAGTATGGCCCAGCCCACTTCCTTGGCCACGACTGGCGAACCGCCATGCGCGATACAGACATGCTTCTGCACGCCCTGTGGGCTGCTCTCTGGGTGAGCATCAACGGTATCGACTCGTGGAACGCCAACCCGTGGGTATGGGTGATCGAATTCAAGCGCGTGGAGCAGACCCATGGCTGACGGCAACCTCACCCCCACCCACCTGCGCCTGATCGACGCCCTCGCCGCGCGCGATGTGGAGGATTATCTGCGCGAGCAGGCCGCGCTGCGCCTGGCTTCCACCGCCGAGCGTCCAAATCACGCCCCATTGCTGCAATCTGACAAGGCGGCATAGTCTTTCCCGATGCGCATTGCCGCCTACGCCCGCTACAGCAGCGACAGCCAGCGCGAGGCCAGCCTCGACGACCAGCTGCGCAACTGCCGCGCCTATTGCCAGCGCCAGGGCTGGGATGCGCCCGTGGTCTACACCGACGCCGCCACCAGCGGCGCGCGCAACGACCGCCCCGGCTACCTGAAGCTGCTGGCCGAGCTGGCCAGCTACGACGTGCTGCTGGTCGACGACCTCAGCCGCCTCAGCCGCGACAGCGCCGAGTGTGCCATCACCGTGCGCCGGCTCAAGTTCGCCGGCCTGCGCCTGGTCGGCGTCAGCGACGGCGTAGACACCGCGCGCAAGTCGCACAAGGCCGACGTAGGCCTGCGCGGACTCATGTCCGAGCTGTACCTGGACGACCTCGCCGACAAGACCCACCGCGGCCTCACCGGGCGCGCACTCGCCGGCGCCAGTGCCGGCGGCCTGCCCTACGGCTACCGCGTCACCGAGGTCGGGCAGCGCGCCGTCGACGAAGCCCAGGCCACCGTCGTGCGCCGCATCTATGCCGAGTACGCCGCCGGCCGCAGTCCGCGCGCCATCGTCTCCGCGCTCAACACCGAAGGCGTGCCATCCGCACGCGGCGGCCAGTGGTACCTCACAGCCGTCTATGGCGACGTGCGCCGCGGCATCGGCATTCTCGCCAACCCGATCTACGTCGGCCGCCAGGTGTGGAACCGCAGCCACTGGGTCAAGCACCCCGACACCGGCCGCCGCATACGCAAGGAACGCCCCGAGGCCGAGTGGATCATCACCGATCAGCCCGAGCTGGCCATCGTCGATCAAGCAACATGGGACGCCGTGCAGGCGCGCATACGCGGCGCCGCGCCCAAGCGCACCGGCGACCGCAAGGGCGGCCCCGGCCGCCCGCCACGCCACCTGCTCAGCGGCATCCTGCGTTGCGCCGAGTGCGGCGGCCCACTCGTCATCGTCGATCGCTACCGTTATGGCTGCGCCACTCACAAGGATCGCGGCGACGCCGCCTGCAGCTCACGCCTGCGCGTGGCGCGCGAGCCGGTGGAAAAGGCTTTGATCGCCGGCGTGCGCAACGATCTGCTCAGCGAGGAAGCGTTCCAGCGCTACCAGCGCGCCGCGATGGCCGCCCTCAAGAAAGCCGCACCAGACACCGATGCCGCCAAGCGCAAACTGGCCGACGCCGAGCGCGTGCAGCAGAACATCATGGCCGCCCTGCGCGCCGGCATCATCACCGCCAGCACCAAGGCCGAGCTGGTTGCCGCCGAGCGCACCGTCGAAACCGCTCGCGCCGAACTCGACGCGATCAAGGCGTTCCAACCATCTCAGATGATCCCCCGCGCCCGCGAGCGCTGGCGCAGTGTCGTCGCCCGCCTGGCCGACGTGCGCGACATATCCGCAGCGCGCGATGCGCTACGCGAACTCGTCGGCCAATCCATCGTCGTCAAAAACGAAAACGGCGCCCTCGTTGCCGAGATTGCGCCGTCATCAGAATCGCAGATAAAGCTGGTAGCGGGGGCAGGATTCGAACCTGCGACCTTCGGGTTATGAGCCCGACGAGCTGCCAGACTGCTCCACCCCGCATCAGAGTCCGAAGAGTTTACCTAGGTGGCCGGTTTCTTGCAAGTC